CACCTCCCGGTCGTGGCTCGCGTCGGCGGTGCCGCTGCTGCGCGGCTTCCGGTGGCGGTCACGCCGCCTGTCGGGCGCGTACCTGCGGCTGCTGCGCGGGCAGCGCACAGGCCACACCGTCCCGCCGCTGGACCCGAGCCCAGCCCGCGGCGACGTCCGGCTTGGCGAGCTGCGGGACGAGTTCTACCGACTCGCCGGCGACCCCCGCCCGAGGCCGGCGACCGACGACGCCGTCCGCGTCCAGGTCGACGACGACTTCGAGTGGCCCGACGGCGCCGCCGAGGGCGACGACCGGGCCGCGACCGTGTCCCTGGTCGTCACCGGCCCCGTCCACGCCCAACGCGGCCTGGACCGCCTACAGGTGGACATCGACCGCGGCCGACTGGACGCATCGGACGTCCTCGCCGAGCTGAACGCGGTGATGCGCGACGCCGGGGCGACGGCAGCCGGCGCCGCTGACCGCGAGGCGCAGCGCGGCGGCCGGTCCCTCATCGCCAGCTACGCCGAGGCGGACCGCGCCGTGGTCGGCTGGGCGCGGGTCACCGACGCCGACCCGTGCTGGTGGTGCGCCATGCTCGCCAGCCGCGGCGCCGTCTACCGCTCGCTCTGGCGCGCGCGCTACACGGGCCAGACCCAGCGCGGCGCGCGGCGGCCGGACCGGATGCCGGACGGCTGGGAGGACTGGCCGCCCGAGCGGCTCGCCGACTGGGAGGCCGAGCAGGGCCTGAACCGGTTCCACGACAACTGTCACTGCACCCTCGTGCCGGTCTACTCCCGGTCGGACTGGGTGCCAGAGGCGTCCGCCGAGTGGCGGCGCGTCTATCGAGACTCGACTCGCGGACTCGCGGGGCCCGCCGCGCGCGCCGCGTTCCGCGACGCCGTGCGGCAGCGCAACGGCGCCTGACCCCGGCACGGCCAGCGCCCTGGAGGCGCCCCTCGTGCCGCCACCTCGTGCCCTGGAGGCAGCTACCCATGTCCACCCCTACTCCGGCCGCCGGTGACACCCCGGCAGCCGATACCGCGGCGGCACCCGAGCCGGCGCCCGCCGCCGAGACGGCCCCGCTGGGACCCGTCACCCCTACCAACTCGGTTCCCGTGGCCGCTCCGCCGGTCTCCACGCCGACGCCTCCCGCGCCCGCACCCGAACCGGCCGCCGAGCCCGAGCCCGCCCAGGAGGCGGACGACGAGGACGGCCCGTTCGACCGCGACCGCGCCATGGCCAAGATCCGCAAGGCCAACTCCGAGGCCCGCGGCCTGCGCAAGCAGCTCGACGACCTCAAGACCCAACTGCAGTCCCGCGTGGACCCGACGGAGGCCCAGGCTGCCATCGCGCTGGTGGAGTCCAACGCCGCCCGCGACGTCGCGCGCCTGCGCGTCGGGCACCGCTACCAGCTGCCCGAGCAGTTGATCGACCTCTTGCAGGGTGAGACGCCCGAGGAGATCGAGGCCCACGCCAAGACGCTCGCCCCGCTGGTCGCCGGCTCCGGTGCCGCGCTGGGCAGCGGTGGCCTGGACCCGACACAGCAGCCGGTGGAGACCGACCCCCGAAAGCTCGCCGCGAAAATCCCGCGGCGCCACTGACCCCGCCCCCACCCTCGGGGGCCCGCCCTCCGAGGAGGGGCTGAAACATGGCCAACCAGTTCTTGAAGCCCGAGGTCATCGCCGCGACGGCCCTCGGCCTGCTGCAGCGAGAGATCGTCCTGCCGCGCCTGGTGTGGAACGACGCCATCAGCGACTTCGCGGGCGCCGCGAATGACACCGTGAGCATCCGCGTGCCGGCCCGGCTGGAGGCACGCGAGTACGGGTGGCGGAACGACCGCTCGTCCGAGATCGTGCTCGACGAGCTGGCCGAGACGAAGATCGACGTCACGCTCAACCACGACATCTACAGCGCGGTCGCCGTGACCGACGAGGAGCTGACCCTCGACATCGCCGACTTCGGCACTCAGGTGCTGGCGCCGCAGACCTACGCCATCGCCCGCGCGGTGGAGGATCTGCTGGCCACCACGATCGAGGGCGCCACCTACGCGACCACCATCACCCTCGATCCTGCCGACCCGTTCGCGGGTGTCGTGGACGCGCGTACCGCGCTGAACGTGGCGGAGGTGCCGCGCGACGGCCGGACACTGCTGGTCGGCGCGAACGTCGAGGCGGCGATCCTGAAGTCCGAGCTGATGAAGCGCGTGGACGAGTCCGGCTCGGACGACGCGCTGCGCGAAGCGATGATCGGCCGCTACGCCGGCTTCAACGTCCTCGGCTCCAACGCCATCGACCCGAACTCGGCTTACGCGTTCGTCCGGTCGGCGTTCATCTTCGCCATGCGCTCCCCTGTCATCCCGGCGGGTGTGGCGTTCGGCCAGTCCACCTCGGACCAGGGCATTGCGATGCGGTGGATTCGCGACTACGACGCCACCCGGCTGCGGGACCGGTCGGTGCTCAACACCTTCGCCGGTACCGCCGTGGTGCGCGACAACACGGCGGCGGCCGGCGACCCGGCGAACCTGGAGTTGGTGCGTGCCGTCAAGCTCCAGCTCCCCGGCGGCGGCTCCTGACGACGAGGGAGGTGATCCGCGATGGCCGAACCCCTGGCCACCATCGACCAGTTGCAGGATCGGCTCGGCTACATGCTCGGCGGCCCGCAGTTGACGCAGGCGGAGGCGGCCCTCGCGGACGCCTCCGCGCTGGTGCGGCACTACGGCCTGCCGTGGCCCAACCCGGCGACCGCGCCGGACTTGGCGGTGACCATCACACTGGCCGCCGCCGAGCGGCGCGTGCGGAACCCCGAGGGTTTCCGCATGGAGATGGAGGGCTCCTACCAGTATCAGCTGCCGGCCTCCGCGCCGACCGGCGTGGCGCTGACACCTGAGGAGATCGCCCAACTCCAGGACCTGGCCGGCCGGGCCGGCCTGACGAGCGTGGAGGTGCAGCGGCCCGTGCGGGTGGACGATACCTGGTACGCACCCGTCGCTGGCGGGGGCGACCCCATCCCGTGGGGCGCCCCGAGTGATCCTGGTGCGCCGAGGTGACCCGACGGCTGCGGGTGATCGCCCGCATCCACGGATACCCACCAGACCACAACGCGGGCGCGGAGTGGATGACGCACGAGATGCTCGCCGCCCTCGCGGCCCGCGGGCACGACGTGCGCGTGCACCTGTTCCGCAGGGCGCCGATCTGGGGCCGCTACGCCCTGGACGGCGTGCAGGTGTGGCCGGCCGGTGTCGCCTCCCGCACACCGAAGGCCCTGGCGGCCGGCGCGGATGTCCTGGTGAGCCACCTGGAGGGCGTGCCGTATGCGCGGCAAGCCGCCACGGCCGCCGGAATCCCCGCCGTGGCGGTGTGCCACAACACCTTCGACCAGACCTTCGCCGAGGCGGCCGGCGTCGACCTCGCGGTCTACAACTCCGCCTGGATGCGGGAGTACGCCGAGAAGTGGTACGCCGACGAGACCCGCCAGTCTGCGCCCCCGGACCGCTCGCTGGTCGTGCGGCCGCCGGTGTGGGCGGCGGACTACGCCACCACGCCGGGGGACCACGTCACGCTGATCAACCTCAACGAGAACAAGGGGGGCGGCATCTTCTGGGATCTCGCCGAGCGGATGCCGGATGTTGGGTTCCTGGGAGTGAAGGGCTCATACGGCGACCAGATCACCCGCCGAGGATTGCCGAACGTCGAAGTGCTGGAGCACCTCCCAGGCTCGGCGATGCGAGAGAGGGTCTACGCCCGCACTCGCGTGCTGCTCGTCCTCAGCGAATACGAGTCATGGGGCCGCGTTGCCGCCGAGGCCATGGCCTCCGGAATCCCAGTGGTCGCGCACGCCACCCCGGGCCTGACCGAATGCCTCGGCGATGCCGGGCACTTCGCCGATCGCGGCGACCTGGCGGCCGTTGAGGCCACGGTGCGGCGACTCCTGAAGCCCCGCTCCTGGAACGCGGCCGCGAAGCGGGCGCGGGCACGGTCGGCCGACCTTGACCCCACCGCAGAGCTGGAGGCGTGGTGCGACGCGATGGAGGAGGTGGCCGGGTGAGCCTGCTGGATCGCGGCACGGAGACCATCACGATCTACCCGGCCGGCCCGTCACTCCCCGACGGGACCCGGGGCCCGACCGGCGAACCGGTCACGGTGACGTGCCGCGTACAACCCTCCGCCTCGGAGGCGAGCGTGGCTGATGGCTACACGACGGTGACGGAGTACCGGGTCATCGGCCGCGAACTCCCGGCCGGCCCATGGGACTGGGTGGAGTGGCGCAACCAGGCCTGGACGGTGACCGCCCAGCCGCAGGAGTGGCGGGGCTCCGGGCGCGTCCGCCACGACACCGCGACTATCCGCCGGAGGTGAGCCATGGCCGAGCTGGACCGCAACCTCGACGCGATCATCGCGCACATGCCCGGCGTGGTGGACGCCGTCGCCGCCGAGGCCGAACGGCGCGCCGCCCGCATCCGGGCGGTCGCCGCCCAGCACCGGAATACCGGCGCGTTCACGGCCTCAATCAAGACAGCCCCGGCGGGTCCGGACACGATCATCTACTCGGACGACCCGGCGGCGCTGTCCATCAACTACGGCCACACCGCCGCCAACGGGCGAATGGTGCCCGGCATCCACGCGTTCGAGGCAGGGATGACGTGACCCTGGTACTCCCGGACCTCGACACCCTGGTGCGCGAGGCCCTCGCCGCTGCCCTGCCGGATGCCAGCGTGTGGACGTTGTGGCCAGACAACTGGGCCGACCACCTGCCGCTGATCGTCGCCCGCCGCGTCTC